CCGAGTTTCGTCCATACCTTGCCGAGCTTTTCATCGAGGTCGAACAGATCGGATATCCATCGCCCTATCTTCCATCCCGCCCATGCCGCGCCGACAGCCGCAACCGTATAACCGAGTGTGGTCATCAATCCTACGAGACCGCCGCCCGCACCGGCCAGCACGTTGACAAGTCCGGATGAAGCTTTGACAATCGCCCCGATGGTGTAACTCAGAGGACCGATGGCCGCCAGAAGTGCGGCCCCGCCAAGGATCGCTTTCTGCAACCATGGATCCAATTCCGCAAATGCTTTCGCCAAGCCTGCGATCTTGTCGATAGCTCCCACGATCATCGGCTGCAGGTCCTCAAAAGCCTTCAAGAGCTTTTCTGCAATAGGAACCAGCGCCTTCTCGGTCTGCTGCTGCAGCTTTTCCATCCTGGATCCGAATGTCGCGCTGTCCTCTGCGGCCTGGTTGATCGTGTCCCTGCCTTCGCTGATCGTTTTAACAAGCTGCTCGATATCGAACCGGCCTTCGAGAATAGCCCTGCCCATATCGACAGCCGCTTTCTTGCCGAATACCTGGAACGCGATAGCCGTGGCTTCGGATTCGGTTTTCGCATTCTTGATAGCAGCCTGAACAGCTCTGAGGGTTTCAATCGGATCGGCTCCAGCCTTTGCGAAATTCCCGAGAGCAAACCTCAGCCCGGCGAGGACGGTCTCCATGTTGACGCCCTCTTTCTCCCACTTGCCCATGAGAGCCGCAGCCTGGTCGAGCGTAAATCCCAGAGAACGCATCGGTGCTCCGAACTGAACAATAATTTCGAGGAGTTGTTGCATTCCTATGCCGGTTGACTGACTCGCGCGGAATACATAATCAAGCGCCTTTGACTGATCCGTCGCCGCGACAGACCAGTCCCCAAACATTCTTGTTGCAGCAGCGATCATTGGAGTAACTTCGCTGTGGGTCATTCTGGCAAGCCGCAGCATTTGAACGGACATTTCCTCGAGTGGCTTCCCGGTCAGTCCGAGCCGGGAGTTAAGATCGGCTATTGCCTGGCCGACCTGCTCGGCGCTCGCCGGCGTCTGGCCCCATACTTCGGTGAAGTCTTTCGCGAGGGCTTTCAACTGATCGCCCGTGGCTCCTGTGCCTATCCGGATCCGGGCGAGGCCTTTCTCGTAATCTTCGCCAGCCTTGAAAACGGCCACGCCGACAGCCATGATCGGGGCAGTCACGTACATCGACCAGTTTTTCCCGAAAATCATCATCTCTTCGCCGGCGGTTTTCATCCGGGATCCGAGCGACGTGAAGCGCTTCACCAGATCGTCAACCGGTTGGCCCATTTTCTTGCACTCTTCTGTCGCTGAGCGGATCTGGTCGCCCATTACCTTCATGATGTCCGAATTGGATTTCCCGGCTTTTTGAAGAAGGTCGATCTGCTCTGCGAGCCTCTTGGTCGGGTTGAGAGCTTCATCGAACTTGGAAATGAACGACTGGCCGGCGCGGGTGATTTCGACACCCGCACTCTTCGCCGTGTCTATGGCTTTCTTCAGTTCTTGATTCAGCTTCGATGAGTCGCCGCTGATCTCAAAAAATAGTCTCGATATAGCCAAAGCTTCGCCCTACCTGACGATCTGATTAACCTTGTTTGTGAATGCCGTTTCTCCGGCCGCTCTCGCCGCCGACTCCAATCGAGGCGTGAGATTGCTGAACCACTTCGTGCCCGGGATCGTTCTGTATCCTGAAACACCGCGCCGGGAGTGCGTGTTGCGGTAACCTGCACGTGCGCGTCTACCCGTCGTGAAGACTCTTCCACGTCTGGTTGATAGTGTGATTCTCGGTCCTATTGGATGCTTCCATCCTTTGTCGAGGAAGAAGCCATAAAACCCTTTTTTCTTCGTCGGGCCGATCAGCAGTCTACGCCGGGTATCCCCAGTCAGCTGCCGTCTGTCGTGGCTCTCCACGATCTCCACGCTTCGAGCCAGGTCGCCCGAGTCTCGCGGAGCCGCGATTTCGACCATCTTGACGATGGCCTGTGCCGCCGCATCTTCTGCTTCCTTGAGGGCTTCATCCTGGACCGTCCGCGCGAACGCCTCGACATCCCGCTTCAGATCTTCGAAACCCTTCATCTCGATTCCAGCCATTTCATTTTCTCCCGGCTGCCTGCTTCAGGCTGAGAAAGCGCATGAAATTAAGCTGACTTTGCCAGGCCGATCCGCTGTTGTTCGGCGTCTGCCCGGATTTCTGGTCTTGCAGAGAGTTGAGGAAGATGATCCATTCCTGGTACTCCCGGAAATCCATCTCCCTCTCCATCTCCGCGACGCTACGCCATCCGAGCTTGAGCGCTATTACAAACTTGCTTCGTCGGCCTGGCTCAGCAAGTTTTTTTCCAGTTCCTTCCGTGATTCCTCCGTCAATCCGCTATAACGGATGATGGCGTCCTGCAGGGACATGATCGCGCTTGCGTCCGACTGCAGCAGCTGGTCGAGATCGGAATCCTCGAACAGCGCCACTCCATCGGCGTCCGTCACGGACCACTTGATCACCTGGAGTGTGATGTTCTTGATGCGCGCGGCCGTGTTGGCCTTCTCGTATTTCGTCCCGAGTTCGGCAAGCTTCGTCTGCTCGGCCACGGTCAGAGGCTTGATATAGACGAAACCGCCCCACTGAGGAATCTGGACTTCCTGCAGGATTGGTTTGCGGTTAAGTATCTGCACTTTGGTGAGGGCGTTTCTATCAGTCATGCTTAGCTCCAAGTGACGGGTCCGGTGATTCGGAGTGTTACATTCAGTTCAAGGGCCGAGCCTACCGGCGCGGTCGGTTGGATATTGGCGACATAAGCTGCAAATTTGGCCTTTGTAGCTCCGGGGTCCGGGAACAGGAGTTCAAAATTACGCAGCGTGCCGTCCTCATAGTCTTTTAGCAAACCTCCGGCAGCGTCGAACCCTTGAGTTTCGTCGTCGGGAATGAAATTGCATTTAAACGATACGTCGCCCGAGTTCTTGAACGTGGGTTTGTATTCCCGGTAGCCTCCCGCGGACTGCTGGTGAGTGAACTCGGCGAACTCTCGCGTGAGTCCAGGCCCCGTGATGTCCTTTACTTCGGCTATCGCGGTAAACACTTCAGGCTGTGCGCCGTCGCCGATCTTCAGAATGGTCCCAAGACCGATTACCCCTTCTGTCATGGTCTTTCTCCGTATTTATGAAAGTTAGATTGTTCTGCTGACTGTTTCCTGAGCGTTGATCAGGAGGAAATTGCCGAACTGCTCGGGCGGCGCGGTGATGATCAATCTCGCGCCATCCCAAACGATTTGCTGAAATGGAGTCACCCCGCGCCGGTACCGGATCCAGATGCGGTAGTCCTGGGTGTAGACTTCCACCTTCTGCGTCTGCTTGCTGAGTTGTCCCCCGACTGGTTCTGCTTTGGCGGGAATATTCGCGCAAAATGTCGAAACGATTTTGCCACTCCCGTCCAGGCGGTAGGGCGCGGTCACGTTCACGATGTCGATTGCTTCTATAAGCTCGCCTATTGTCGGGCGAATCATATCGTCACCAGCCGTTCCTTCGAGAGCAGGCTTTCGGCGCGGTCCTGCACTTCGTTGCCGATGACTTCTTCGCCGCGGTGTTCGTAGAGATCTGCAACCATCATCAGGATTGCTTGTTTGATTTCGTCGGGAACGTTCGCGGGATCTCCGTATCCGGCAACGAATCTGATCTGGACGGCATTGAGGCAATCCATCGTTGTTGGCCAGGATTGTCCCCAAGCGAGACTGACCCTGCCCGGTTCGCCGATCGCATCAACTTCATAGATACTTTCGTCGAGAGTTTGGATTATTCCGGTAGAATCCTTGAAGCGGATGAACTCGACGGACTGAAGCGGAGGAATTGGGATTTCGAGCCACCTGTTCCCGGAGAATTGATCCAGGTACAGATCCCATGTTTGCGTGACATAAGCTCGTCCCTGGTATTGCTCGCAGTCCTTCCGCGCGGTCCTGATCATTCGCGCAATTGCCGCATCCTCAGGATCTACCGGGGAATTCATCAGGACTGAAACACCGAACTCGCACGCAGCGCCTCCCACTGCTGCAACGCCCCGAAGATACCGTCGTGTTCCGGAGTATTTCAGTTTATAGACCGTGTTGTCATTGGATTCCGTGACAGGATCAAACGAACTGGCATCCTGATATCCCGAATCCTCGTCAACATCGCTTTCTTGAATTTTTGCCGTGATGGATCCGCCATCTCCACACTCTCCCGCCTGCAGAAGTGCAACGACATCGCTTGCAGCAGATATGTCGATTCCTATCCCTTTCTCGATGCCGACATCATGAATGCCGGGGGGAATCGATTGTCCTATCCCGATGCTGTCCTCGAAAGACTGCGAATCAAGCTTGAGATGGCTCTTGGCTTCAGCCAGCGTCACGGGCTCGACGGCGGGAGGAATGAAATTCTTCAATGCCATAGCATACTTCCTACTGATTGCTGATGTGATGCTTTGGGGCCGGAGAGAACTTCCGGCCCCGAGACAAAGGCGCTTATACGAGCGGCGAGCTCATTTGATCCTGCACGTGAGTGTGCTTTTCGATGAGGGCAAGGATCCCAGCAAGCACCGGGGAATCGACCTGCTCGGCTGCCTTCAGCCTGCAATAGGCATAGCCTTTCGTTGCCAGGTATTCCGGATCCACTTCAATGATGTCGATCCGGTTGGAGCCGGCGGTCATTGTGTATCCGTCCGCCGAAGCTTCAGTGAGAGCGCCTTCTGCATCGTCGTCGGCGATCGTCTTGTACCGGAATGGAATTGCTTCGGATGCGGTCGGCGTCACGTCCTTGCAAGCTTCCACGGTGATGGTGGACTTGCCTGTAACTCCGACGCCGCGCTGCAGGATAAAGATGACCTTGCCTCCATCACACCGAACGACATCGGAATATACGGTTCCAGACAGAGCATCGGCTACGGGAGCCAGCCCTTGGGCTGCTCTGAAATGTGTTGAGAAATTCATAATAAATCTCCTATCGAGTTGTTGGGTTTAGCGCGCAGCCAGGGTTACGAACGGCGAAAGGGTGAGACCCTTCTTCGGAGTCAGCGGAGCGGTCCACCACGGTTTCCCGTCGTTTCTCAGGAAGAAGCGGAAAGCCCGCTCAGCCGAAAGGAATCGTACGTGGATGCTTTCATCCTGACGCATCCTTTGATAAGTCCCCTCCAGAAATTCTCCCCACTGGGCGAGAGTTAGATCGCCCTGATCGCCGAGAGCCGCGCAGTGCTCGGTGAAATAAATGGGACGGCCAACGAGAAGGTCTTCTCCATTTGGACCTGCGCCAGGCTTGAAATATTCAACCGGCTGACCTCCGGTCGTTCCTACCAGTTGATAAAGTCCGGAGAGTTGCGGCCGGGTGGTGTGGTTGGCATGCCATACGGCCCTGCTGTAGCGCCAGCACCGGGAGATCATTTTGTCGATGTTCTCCTTGAGGATGGTGTCGGCCGCCTGGTTCTGCTCTTTTGCGACCACTACCAGGGCACCATTCGCGGCGTCCAGGATGCCGAGGAACATGCCAGATCCGTCTCCGTTGAGCCGCTCTTCCATGATGTGGCTGCCGAACTCGTCGCCGAATCCAGCGGTAAGAAGAGCGATGAATGATTCCGGAGAATCTGTCAGCACGTTCTCCGTCGCGAAAGTCAGCCCGAACAGATCATGAGCCGTC